TCTCAAATTAAAGCCCCATTCTTCAGCTGTTTTTGTGGTATTTTGGAAAAAATGCTTTTGATTGCCTAATACCTTTTGAGTGATATCCTCCCATGTTGGTTCTTCGTCATTTCCATTATTACACACTTCAACAGTTAACTCGCTGCCTAATGGTAATGAACCAGTTATATTAATAATACATTTAGTTGGCATATCATCGGCCGGGAGCGGATTTGTCAGTGTAAATTCGATAGAAGTAACTGATTTAGTGAATGTCCATGTTCTGGTCACGCTTGCCCCCAACTGATCCGTGGCCGTTATGGTCATGGTGTGCGGGCCGTTTAAGAGCTTTACCCATCTATCGCCGGTGATGTCAAAGGTATTTGTTGCTCCAAGAGTGGCCGTGTATGTCCTGATTTCTTTGCCGTCTAGTTTTTCTACTACCGTGACTACTGCTCCGTCATCTGCATCTGTTATGGTATAATTCTGGCTAAAGCCTTCATTTTTAGTTCCGAGATCTCCGTCTTCCCCGGATATTGCTGGTGGCCTGTTATTGATGACGGTTATTAGACCGCTTGTCTCGTAGTCGCTTTCTGCCTCATTGGTATCGTAGGCTTTTACCCGGTATCTGACCGTGTTCCATCCCCATTGGATATCGTCCGTATACTGCCTTGTGTTTACGTTGGTTTGGGCTATCTGGGTAAATGCCCCATTATCGACCTTGCGTTCTAGGCGATATCCTGCGAGGTTGCCATCTGGGTCTGTTGATGCTCCCCATTTTATTAAAGCCTGCTCTCCTCCTATGACTTCTGCTGGCACTGTAATACTTGAGGGTTTTGTGGGTGGTGCGTTCCATACTACGGTATAGCAGCCGTCTGCGTCAGTGGTATCAGATACCAAGATGGATGATGGCAGATTTAAAGCGGGACGAAGGCCCCTGCTACCATTGTAAGCATAGCTGTAGATGCCCAGACTGCCGTCGGAGGTGACACCCCGCACGCCGTGGGCATTCGACGCATATGGCGTGCGAAGCCACCAGTAACACGGTTTATCTACAGCAAGACTGCTATTAGAGTATGAATTATTACTAATAGCAGCTGCAGTTGGGTAGCACAGTCTACTTGAATTGTCGGTAGTGAAAAGATCGAGTCTGGAACCTTCTGCTATGCCACTTTCGTTAGCCAATCCTACTTCTGTTGTGCTTAGTAAAAATACTTTGTCCTGAAAAGTTTCTGAACCTCCACCATCTGTGGATGACTTAACTACCGTTAATGTTGTTTCAAGAATAGCATTCCTCTCATTTTCACTGAAAGCATTCAAAAAGCCAGCCTGTTGGTCATATGGGTTGTAATTATTCCATACATTAGCTTCTGTTGGTGGTGCGTCAGCTGCATGCTGTGGTTCATACCATTGACCTGCTCCAGCCTTGCTATTCAGCCATTTCCTTATATTGCTATAAATGTATCTGTTATTTCCATAGTCCCGTCGATCACTGTTACTGTTACTTGGTTCCTTCGCATCCCAACACATTATTTTAATAATACGTTCCGTTACTAAAGTTATGGCTCCCGACGGATATCCTGTGTGGTTCTTTGCAGCAACTAACCATACAATTGGCTGATTGTAAAGAGAGCCAAATTTAATTTTCGCCCCTACGTTCAAGTTCGTTATTGGTTGTGGCATCAGGTTTCACTCCTTTCATGTCTCTAAATAGCTCTAGGACACGAAAATTTCTGCATTAGCATTCAAGTCTTGCTTGGGCCTCATTCCATACTCCGGAGATTAAATCGATCCCATCTAAATTATTAAATATAATTTGGAATGGATTCCCTGTAATATCCGAAAATAATGCATCCCAGAGTATGTTTATTTTTGATTTGTTGTTAGCTACTTCGACTTCGAGACTATTTACTGCTGCTACTGCAGCTGATGCGTCCTGCTGTGCCTGCTGTGCTATACTAATGGCCATATCGGCATTATCATGAGCCGCTTCTGCTATGTCTCGCACCTCGTCCAGTTCCTCTTTTGTTGCATATATTTCAGTGCGAACATAGGCCGATACGTTTGTGGCTTGGCCGATTATGGCGATTACATCGATCTTTTTTTCTATTACCGTGGGTCCGCCGGCCGGCGGGATCCACTCGGCATTATCTCCAGCGTTTCCGTAGGAATATAATATCTCCCCTTCGTCTGGGTCTAGTGCGAACAGGCCGAGCTCCCGGTAATAAAAACCTTGTTGCAGGTCGTCGTTGTTAAACACTCCACCGACTACTGCTGTGCCAGCTCCTGTCGTTACCACCTTGGTGACTGGTATTTCCACTTTTCCATTTATAACATGGGTCATGTCACGGGGTTTTTGGCCCTCTTTTAAGTGCCCGTCGCCAAGTATAATCTTTGTGTATACTATCTCCGTTCCGGTCTGGGCCTTGGCCAGTAATGCTAGGCCCTGTGTTGTAATGTCGTTATAAATTAAAGCACTCACAGTTCAACACTCCTTCCTAGCTGGTGTATTTCTTTCGTGACCTCGTGATAACCGAGGCCATATTTTAACTTCATTTCCCCTGTAAGCGATATAAGAATAGTGTCCAGCCACGATCTGATATTAGAGGAGCTGTCTATGGCTCTTTTGAATTGGGCAGCCAGTTCTTGTGTTACTCCCGGATTAGAAGTTATAACCTTAAAATGATATGGTTCTCCTCCGTATTCGAACCATTCTCTAACTTCTCCATCTCCGAAATATGCCTTTATAAGCTGTTCTACAGCCCATTTAGTACCTCGTTTTGCGTGAATTAAATCTGATTGCTTTATTATAGTTCGTTTTGTTGCTATATCAGCTTTATAATTATACCAATCAACATCCAATTCCCATGCTAACTGGTCTAATTCCGCTTCGCTCAGTTCATCTATTTGGTCCCAAATGCGTAATTTTTTGATATTCGCTGCTATAGCTCGAATTAAGGGATTTATACCGTTGACAAGAGCCTGAACAGCTCTGTCATTTTTCATAAACACGGGTATTAATTTCATGAGGTCTGTTTCGGATAATCTCATTCTTCCACCACCTCATGCGTTACTATAAGGTTCCCACTAAATCGAGCTACTTTGGTTTTGGCAAGAGGAGTAAACACAGGTTTTATAACGTCTACCCTTAATGCTCCAGTAGGCACTTCTGCCCATGTAGGCGATAATATAAATCTTTTTAGTTGGTCCGGATTTATATCTCTTCCAAGAGCGGTATCTTGCCATTGGATATATCTTTCTATTGCACCTCCGGGCCCTTCGATATTGTTAATAACTATTCCTTCATTGCTAGCAGTAGTATAATATTTTAACTCTATGTCATAATATTCAATAGCCGGAGCTTCCACTATTACATGATCTGTCAGTGGTCTTATGTCATCAGCACTGGTTACAGCCAAAACCTTTTTTAATACTGTTTCATCTGGTATTTCACCACCTTTCAATAAAGGTACTATTTTTACTACTCCGGCTGACGGTGATAAAACTGCAACATCTTCAATCTCCGGATCTGCTGTCTTTGCCCAATATATATATGCTTTTTGGGGGCCCGCCACTGAAAACTTGGAAGAAGCTAACCTTATGCGTTCTCTGTAATGTTCATCTCCTTCTTCCGTGTAAGGTTCCCCATCATCTCCTCCGTATGTTGTTACGATATTAGTAACTCCACTTATAAATGGTATTAAATCTACAAGCGTAGTAATAGTGTCTGGAGCATACCCGTTATTAAATGATCCTCCGGTAACACTAGAAGCCGGAACATCAACGGAATAAGTTCCTGCTTTCAAAATTGCCTCCTCATCAGTAGCAAAATATACATTTGCATCCGGTGTTGCCTTGGTCCATTTTGGGATTATTATGTTGGTTGGCTGCGGCGTTGAAACAATAAAGCGTAATATTGTTTTGGCCGGTTGAGCCTCTAGCCTCTTGGTGTTAGTTCTCTCCCCTAGTGCATCAAGGACTGTTCCTCTGGCATATTTAAGCATTTTCTGCCTTGCGGCATCGTTG